ACGTACACCCTACGCCTATTTCATGCAAATAAGCGTACATGATGAAAGGAGCCGCCATGGATAACCGTTGCATCTGCTGCGGCGATGTGATCCCGGAGGGCCGCCTCGTCTGCTGGCGCTGTGAGCATTATCAGCCTGATCAGGAAGAAACGAAAGGAGCAAACACCATGAAAAAAGATGACATCCTGCGCAAATTGACCAGCCGTAAATTCTGGGCCGCCATCGTCGGCTTCGTCACCGGCCTGCTGATCTACCTTGGCAAATCCGAGGCCGAGACCGCCCAGATCGGTGCGCTGATCATGAGCGCCGCTTCCGTTGTGGCCTATATCGTTGGTGAGGGCCTGATCGATGCTGCCCGGGAAAAGGGTGATACCTACATCATCCCGGATGACGAAGCACACCCTCCCGAAGAATAAACAGTAACCCCGGCCCCGCGCCGGGGCTTTATTTTTTTTAATTTTTTCTGATTTTTTCCAAAAAGCTATTGACATTACGCCGCATATGGCATATAATAAAGGCAACAAAGCAAGGAGGGTAAAACAATGAAACGCTTTACTGATGGCAAGAAAACCGTTGAGATTACCATGAAAGTCTGGAAGGATGGCCAGTACGGCCCTGCCTGGGAAAATGACTTTTTCGGCATTGGCTCTCTTCCCTACAATGAGGAGCTGGACGCCTATATCGTGGACGATGTGGATTATCTGGTGGATCAGGCCAACGACTGGCACGATGGCGTGGGCGATTACAAGGATGACGACGAGGGCCAGCCAGGTCACACGCCCGATGACCGCGCCGTGTTTGTGAACGAGATCAAGAGAGGTTATCCCGATGCAGAATGAAATGCTCACCATTGCCGAGTACGCCGCCCGGATCGGCAAGGCCCCGCGCAGCGTCAGGCAGAAATGCCAGATCGGCACCCTTCCCGGCGCTGTAAAGCTGGGCCGGGATTGGCTGATCCCTGCGGACGCTGCGTATCAGGATAACCGCATCAAGTCCGGCGAATACAAAAACTGGCGAAAATCAAAACCCTGACCGCTACGGCGGTCTTTTTTCTGCATACCGTTTTGCATACCATCTATTTAACACAGTTTAACGTGATTTAACGTAGATTAACACGCTGGACAAAAGAAAAAACCTTGATTTCTCAAGGTTTTTCTTGGTACGCCCGGTGCGATTCGAACGCATGGCCTTCAGAGTCGGAGGCTTCCTACCTGATGCATCAAAAACCGTTTGAATACAAGGCTTTTATGTTTCACGTGAAACGGACTGCATACCGTTTTGCATACCATTGAGCATTTTTTCCACCTGTTTTACGCTGTTTTGTGTGCGCTTTTCGCCCACATGATCGTATATGCGCAGGATCATCTTCTCGTCCGCATGCCCCATCCAGATCATGGCCTGTTTCATATCCACGCCCGCATCCCGCAGCATCGTGCAGTATGTGTGCCGCAGGTCGTGTGGCCTGATTGACACCGGATGCCCTGCCGCGTTTGATAGGGCGAGAAGGTAGCTGTCCCAGGCGCGGCGGAACGCCCTTTCGCTCATGATTTCCCCGTGCGCGCTCTCGGCGATCCTGCCTATCCTGTTTTGCAGGATGGGCCGCAAGGGGGAGAGGATCGGCACATCTCGCACACCGGCAGCGGTTTTGGGCCTGTCTATGATCGGCTGATTGCTATCATACCGCACAGCCTTTGATACATGGATAACCCCGCGATTGATGTCAATATCTTTTGATGTGAGCGCCAGCACCTCGCCCCGCCGCAGCCCGGCGTACAGCATCACCATCACCGCTGCCTGGAATCTGTGCGGCGTATTTTGTATCAGCGTGATCTCTTCCTCCGTCAGCGCCCGATGGCTCCCGGCCTCTGCCTTTGGCGGCTGGGCGAATTTGGACCGGAACGGGTTGCGAATGCAATAGCCATTTTCAATAGCCGCGTCAAAAAGGCCCACAAACAGCATTTTAGCGCGTTTTACCGTGCTCTGGCTGTACCCCTTATAACTTGCCCATACCTTCGCCGCATCGTCCACAGACACGTTAGAGAGCAAAATACGGCCTATTACGGCGCACATCGTATCAAGCTGCTTTTCGTAATCGTTATAGCATTTGATAGATACATCGCCTTTGTGCAGCGGCAGCCATTTCGTTGCGTATTCAGCCACGGACAAGGGCCTCATAGACAGCCCTTCCGCTTCTGCGCGTTTATAATCATCCCGCGCCTGCAGGGCCTCGTCTGAAGAACGGCCAAAGAATTGTATCCCGTGATACTTGCAGCAGAAGCGTCCATCCTTGCGCTGTTTCAGCACTTGCTTTTTGATACGCGGCATTTTATTTGAACCCCAGATCGGGCTTGCCCGTGTACGGCGTTACGATAACAGGCCCGTGATTTACCTGAATGTAGTATCCATCCTCAAGCACCAGATCAAAGGATGGATCAGCCTCCGTGAACGTATGGCCATAGTATTCTGTCGATTTCATTACATCAATGCTTTTCTGCTCTCTTAGCACATCGCCGTATGATATTCCAGTTTTCATCAGCGTTTTAACAGACGGATCATAGGTGAATACCCAATGCCCTGCCGGTATATCCTCGCCGACCTTCCAAATCCCTGCCGGGACCGTAACCTGCTGCCATTCTTCCCGCGCCATCATCTCCATCTGGCATCTATCCCGCAGCGCGGCAAGCTCCGCAAAGCTCAGCCCGGAAAGATCAATGTCTTCCGCCATGGCGCACGGCACAAGCAAGATCAGCATAAGGACCATCGCCACCATCTTTTTCATACAAAATACCTCCACTATTTTTCCCGTCACCGCCCACAGCGGCGGCCATCATCACAAATTATTGTACATCCATTGACCGAACACCCGTTCCCCTGCTATGATCGGGAAAAAGGAGGAACGGAGCTATGACGAAAGAAGAAGCGCTAAAGTGGCTGGAGCAATTCACAGATGAAGAAGTCAATCAGATTTACGGGTTGATTTTAGAAATACGGCGTACTGGCGCACCTGGGCCTGCTCAGCAGGGGTCAGATCGGCCATGAACGAGGCCACATCTTCGCGTGACTGAATTGGGTATTGCTCTGCTCCTGGTATACCCAACACAAAATCAACGGACACATTACAGGCGGCGGCGATCTTTTTAGCGTTCTTTCTGCTGATCTCCGCTCCTGTTTCATACCTTGCAATGGATACTCGCGGAACATCGCAATACTCCGCGAATTCATCCTGCGTCATTCCCCGCTGATCCTTCAAAAAACGAACGTTATTCATTGTGTCGCCTCCTTTTTTCTATTGTATCAAAAAAGATACAAAAAATAAATATCAAAAGTGATATTTTACTATTGACATTGTATCACTATTGATATATAATCATATTGACGATAAGGAAAGGGGATTGAAGCGATGAACATCTTGCGAAGCAAACTTCAAGAATTATTGATTGAAACTGGTCGGCTTCCAGAAGGAAGCACAATAATAATAGAAAGCGTATCAGGTGATGCTTTTAGCGATTATCGAAGGATAGAAGTAAACGCTACAAAGAAACGTTGCAGGAAGCCATACATGTATTGGAACATTTGCATTAACATTGCGCGTGACCAAGTTATCTGGGATAGTTCAACCTTTTATTATCTATAACAAAAAACGTAAGTAAACAAGCCGGGCCGGGCGGCTAAACCCGGCAGAATGAAGGAGGAAATAGAAAATGAAGAAGTACCGCGTTTACAAGGAACTTTACGATGATAACGGGAACATCGTTCACAAGATGCCTGTTTGCTCAACTAAAACCTTGAAGCTTGCTTGCAGCATGGCCCGGACGAACGCCGGAATCGGCCCCGTTGGAATATATGAAATCAAGCCTGATGGCACGGAAGTAAAGGTTAAGTAACGATCCCCCGCCCCGGAGGTTACGAGGGCAGAAAGGACAGAACCATGCAGCAATTAACCATCGGCCAGCGCTTCACCGTCAACGGCACCGAGTTTCTTTTTGAAGCCGCCGACCTTTATAACGTGATGCTGAGGAACACGAAAACAGCGCGGATCACCATTTATGGCCGCCGGGCCTTTGAAATCACCATGCGGCAGCTTGGTTACGAAGTAAAGTATCAGAATTGAAATTTTTTATATTGACAAAATATCAGTTTTGATATAAAATTGTATCAGTTCTGAAAGAAAGGAGCGTGAAGCATGGCAGAAAACATCCGCGTATACCGAAAGATGGAAGGGCTTACGCAGAAGCAGCTTGCAGAGCTTTCCCATGTTCCCCGCATTTGTATAGCGCGGTATGAGGCTGGCAAGCACCAGCCCGGTATGGAGAACGCAAAGAAGCTCGCCGCAGCCCTTGGCGTAACGGTTGATCAACTGATCGGAAAGGAGGAAGCAAGCTGATGGATACCCTGCTGGGCGTCCCGGAGATCATGGCGCGTTACCGCTGCTGCCGGCAGACGGCCAGCAAGCGCATGAAGCAGATGAAGCACCTGGAAAACCCGCTGCTGGTGCCCGAATGGGCGGTGACGCAATGGGAGCAGGAGCAAATGGAACCACGGCCCAGAAGGAAAGCGCCGGGGCGGCTGATCACCCGGCAGGAGGCGGAGGGCTGGAAAATCCCCCGCAGGAGGAACGCATGATTGTACTGATAATCACCGCCCTGATGATGGCGGCGGTGGGGCTGATGGCAAGGCGGCGGGATGATATCCACCGGGAGATCGCCCGCATGGCCCGGCAGAGCGTCCGAGCAACGTTGAACCCGCCCCGAAGGAGATACGCCCGCTGGAACTAAAAAGGCCCCGGGCCGCTGGAACAGCCCGGAGCGAAGGACAGAAAAATGTTTTACGAGTGCATTATAGCACATGATACGGAGATTGTCAAAGGAGGCAGAAAAATGGATGCATACGAACTGATGGATCGCCTGGAAACCGCCCTGCGCCATATCCGCATGGCCGAGGATGAGCTGGACGGCACGCCCTACGCCGTGATCCTGCACGACCTGACCGATGCCGTGAACGATATCAACGAGGAATTGCTGGATTTGCAGCCCGCCATCCGGGAGGCCAACCGGCAGCAGCAGGAGGAACAGGAGCGTGATTATTATGCGGCGGCAGTCTGATCCCTACGATCTGCCCGAGCGCGAGCCGGATGAATACGCAGAGAACCGAGATTACTGGGATAAATACGTGGAGGTGTGAAAATGATCAGTTATCAGGACATTTGCAGAGCCAACGAAACGCTGAAATTCAGCGACATCAAGGGCAAGAACTACGCGGAAGTGCCGCAGCGCGTCAAGGCTTTCCGCATGCTGTACCCCCAGGGATTCATCATCACCGATATGGTGAGCAATGAGGGCGGCGTTTGTGTATTCAAGGCTACCGCCGGTTACTACGGCGAAAACGGCGAGGCGTACACCCTGGGAACCGGAACCGCCTACGAAAAGGAGAACAGCAGTTACATCAACAAGACCAGCTATATTGAGAACTGCGAAACCTCCGCCGTGGGCCGTGCGCTGGGTTTCCTCAACATCGGCAGCGACACCAGCATCGCCAGCTATGAAGAAGTGCAGAACGCGATCAACAATCAGGAACAGCCTGAAAAACAGGAAAAAGCCAAGTCGGAACCCTACAAGCCCGCCTTTGATGTGATGCCGATGATTAAATCCTACTGCGAGCAGAACGAGCTGACCGGGAACGAGTTTACCCAGTTGCGCAACACCTGCATTGAGATGGGCAACCTGCCCCGCATCGCCTACAACGCCATGGACGAGCAGCAGGCGCTTAAAATGCTGGAAGTCATCACCCTGTTCCGCATGAGTGAGGCGAAAACCGCATGAGCGAGATCATAACCCCCGGCATAGCCTACGAAACCAGCAAGGGCGTGGTGGTGCGAACCACCCGCCCGGGGGTGGATCACCTGAGCGACGAGGTGCGGGTGATCTGGCAGGACAGCCGATGCATTACCGCCGAGCAGCGCCGCAAAGCATGGGCGCTGATGACCGAGATCGCGGTGTTCCAGGGGCAAGGCAAGGATGATGTTTACCGGGAACAGGCGGCAGCGTTCAGCCTTAAAAACCTGGAAACCATGCAGGGGCAGCTTTTCCACCTGAGCACGGCCACGGTGAGCGAAGCGCGGGCGTTTATCACGCTGCTGATCGAGATCATCATTGAGTACGGCATCCCCACAAAAGAGCCGCTTTACGGCCTGTGCGATGATCTTCCCCGGTATATGTACGCCTGCCTGATCAACAAAAAATGCGCAGTATGCGGCAAAAAAGCCGAGCTGCACCATTATGACCGGGTAGGCATGGGCCGCAACCGCAACGAGATCAACCACATCGGCATGCTGGCCGAGGCCGTGTGCCGGGATCATCACCGAGAAATAGACACCATCGGGCAAAAAGCCTTTGACGAGAAATACCACTTAGAACCCGTGGCGATAGACGAACAGATCGCCAAGAAATACAGATTGAGAGGGATAGCGTAATGCAGAAAATATGGATTATCGGAAATCTCACCCGCGATCCTGAGCTGCGCAGCACCCGCGACGGCATCGCGGTTTGCAGCTTCACCGTTGCGGTGAACCGCCGCAGCAAGGGCGCTCAGGCACAGGACGCAGACTTCTTCCGTGTAAACGCCTGGCGGGAGCTGGGCGAGACCTGCGCAAAGTTCCTTGCCAAGGGCCGCAAGGTGGCCGTAACCGGCTCGGTGAGCGTGAGCACCTACACCGGCAGCGACGGCACCGCCCGCGCCAGCATGGATGTGCGGGCCGATCAGGTGGAGTTTTTAAGCCCCAGAGAGGAACCGCACTACGCACCCGGCACGGTGGGAGCCATTGACAGCCAGCAGAAGCAGGAAAGCGGGTTCGTTCAGGTGGATGACGAAGAACTCCCGTTTTAAGGCGGTGATCACATGGCAAAGATGACAGGCTTCATCTTCCAGGATGAATACCTTGAGCGGTTGGCGAAGCTCTCAGATCAAGAGTTAGGGCGGCTTGTACGGGCGCTGGCGATCTACCATGCGACCGGAGAGCAGCAGGAGCTTGCGGGACGGGAAAGCATAGCATATGACTTCATCAAGTTTGACATCGACAGGATAGATGAAAAGTATTCTGCCAAGTGTGACACCAACAGGAACAATCGTCAACGATCGTCAACGATCGATAACGACCGTCAACAATCGTCAACGATCGTGCCTAAAGATAAATATAAAGATAAAGAAAAAGATATTGATGATGATGCTACCGCGTGCGCGCGCGA